ATAGGTACGAAACATGGGATGAGGCCGTTGATCGAGTCATAGGAATGCACGAAGGATATTACTCCGAACAAAATGATGGGAGTAATGGATTACAAATGTATATTGATGAAGCACGCATTGCGTATAAAGAACAAAGAGTTCTTGGTGCGCAGCGTGCTTTACAATTTGGTGGAGAACAAATCTTAAAACATCAGATGCGGATGTATAACTGTACATCTACATATGCAGATCGTCCAGAATTTTTTGGTGAAATATTTTATATGTTGTTATGTGGCGCTGGTGCAGGTTTTTCTGTACAGACACATCATGTAAAGAAGCTACCAAAGATAAGTGTTCGTACTAAACAACCAAAGACTCACGTTGTAGAAGATTCAATCGAAGGTTGGGCAACTTCTGTAGACGTTCTTATGTCTTCTTATTTTGTAAACGGTGGTAAACACGAAGAATATCAGGGTCGAAGAATCTACTTTGATCTAAGTCTCATACGTCCAAAGGGCGCTAAAATATCAGGTGGATTCAAGGCACCTGGTCCAGAAGGTTTAAGACTTGCTCTTGATAAAATAGAACACTTATTACAGGACATAGTTTTAAACAATGAAAACCCAACACCTCTATTACCTATTAATGTGTATGATATTTGCATGCATGCTGCTGATGCCGTCCTATCTGGTGGTGTTCGACGTTCTGCTACTATTTGTTTGTTTTCTCCTACTGATGAGAAAATGATGACAGCAAAAACCGGTAACTGGTTTGTTGATAATCCACAACGTGGCAGATCAAATAACAGTGCGGTGATTGTAAGAGATAAAACAACAAAAGAACAGTTTGCTCATATCATGGAATCAGTACGTGAGTTCGGTGAACCAGGTTTTGTTTTCGTTGAGAGTACAGAACACACAACCAATCCTTGTGTAGAGATTGGAATGTATCCACAAATCAAAGGTAAATCTGGTTGGCAAGGTTGTAACCTTACCGAAATAAATGGTGGTATGTGTCATACACCAGAAGACTTCTATAAAGCTTGTAGAGCAGGATCTATTCTTGGTACATTACAAGCTGGCTATACAGATTTTAAATTTCTATCAGATGTAAGTAAAAAAATATTTGCACGTGAAGCTTTAATCGGAGTTTCTATTACAGGTTGGATGAATAATCCAGATGTATTATTCGATAAAAAAGTATTAGAAAAAGGTGCTAAAATAGTAAAGGAAGTCAATCGTGAAGTTGCCGCATTACTTGGTATTAATCCTGCTGCTCGGACTACTTGTGTCAAACCATCTGGAAACGCATCCGTTCTGTTACAGACCGCATCTGGCATACATGCAGAACATTCAAACATGTATATACGGAATGTCCAAATGACAAAAGATTCTGAGGTAACTCAGGCAATACAAAAAGCAAATCCTTATATGGTCGAAGATAGTGTATGGTCTGCAACAAATAGTGATGTTGTTGTATCGTTTCCTATCATACCAAAGAAAGGATCTTATGTAAAAGAAGATCTAATTGGTGTTGATCATCTTGAAAAAGTAAAACTAGTTCAACAGCATTGGGTAAATGCAGGAACTAATGAAGAACTATGTGCTGATAAAGGCGTACGACATAATGTATCTAATACAATACTCGTAGATGATTGGCATGATGTAGAAAAATATGTATTTAAGAATAGACATTCATTTGCTGGAATATCATTTCTTTCAATGACTGGAGATAAAGACTTCAATCAGGCGCCGAATACGAGTGTAATAACAGCAAAAGAAATGGTAAAAAAATATGGAACCGCAGCTATATTCGCTAGTGGGCTGGTTGTTGATGCTCTCAGTGCTTTTGATAACCTTTGGTCTGCTTGTTCAACTGCTCAAGGGTACGGAGAAGATCTCACTCTGGATAATAGTGTCAACGCTATACGTCGTGATTGGGTACGCCGTTTTCACAACTTTTCTGACAATTATTGTAAATCCGATGTGAAGATGGCAGAATACTGCCTGAAAGATTCTCATCTATTACATAAGTGGGAAAAGATTAATAAGAACTTTATTCCTATAACGTGGGAAGATGATTTGACAGAAAAGAAATATACAGACGTAGACACCATGGGCGCAATCGCTTGTGCAGGTGGAGCATGTGAGATAGACTTTTAATGGATACTTATTTAATTGAATGTGATTATTGTGACGCTGAAAGCCACATAGTATCAAAACAAGAACCAGAATTTTGTCCAATGTGTGGCACAGAAGCAAGACCCGTACTTTTAGATAAGGAAGATGACGACGTATAAATAATGCTATGTGGTATTATGAAAACAAGTTATATGATGAAGCTCCCAAAGATTATGCAGGATTCGTCTATCTGATTACTGATTTAGCTACTAATAAAAAATATATTGGTAAGAAACTATTTTGGAACACACGTAAACTCAAACCTCTGAAGGGTAAGACTCGACGTAGAACACAAGTTGTAGAATCTAACTGGAAAACTTATTATGGTTCGAATGAAGAACTGCAGCAGTTAGTTGAAACTTCTCATGCAGAAAGATTTGAAAGAGAGATACTACACTTATGCGAGAAGAAAGGCATTATGGGATATCTCGAAGCAAGAGAACAATTTGATCGTAATGTATTATTAAGCGATGAATATTATAATAATTTTATAGGATGTAAGATCCATAGTAAACACGTGGCTGGACTAAAATGATATTACAATTAACAGATAACGCAAAAGACTATCTCAAGAAAGTAGGTAAACCAAACGTATCACTTGCTGTTAAAGGCGGCGGTTGTTCTGGTTTTCAATATGAATGGGGTACGACTGACAAGGAACCAACCGTAGAGAATCTATGGTTAGATCCAATGGCAGAAATGTTTGTATTTGGTTGTACCGTTGATTATGTAGAAGAATTAGGTGGATCGTATTTAAAAGTAATTAACCCAAATGCAGTTGCACAATGTGGCTGCGGAGAAAGTTTCGGAGTCTAAAATGTATGAATATAAATGCGAACTAGACAGAGTTGTAGATGGTGACACAGTTGATGTGGATATCGATCTAGGCTTTGGCGTCTGGTTAAAAAAAGAACGTGTACGAATTATGGGTATTGATACACCTGAATCACGTACATCTGATAAGATAGAAAAAGTATTTGGTAAGGCTGCATCAGCCAGATTAAAAGAATTGATTGAAGAGGATTGTATATTGTGTACAACTAAAGATCGATCTGGTGAAGACGAACGCGGTAAGTTCGGTCGAGTACTAGGTGATTTTAAAACTGCAGATGGTAGAATGGTTACTGATATTATGATTGAAGAAGGTCATGCCGTAGCATACCATGGTGGATCTAAAGATGATCTAATTGAACAGCATGAAAAGAATAGAGCATTTCTCATAGCTGGCGGAATCGTTACTTTACCTGAATAAAATGGTTTACATTCATTTCTAGTTGTGGTATAATAATGCCAAAGGAGTGATTAATGATTATTATAGATTATAATGGTATTGCTATTGCCAATATTATGGTACAAAAGCTTGCAATAGACGAGAACATAATTCGTCATATGATACTGAATTCGATTCGTATGTATAGAACTAAATTCAATAAAGAATATGGTGAAGTTGTTATATGTTCAGATGCAGGTGGTAACTGGCGCAAACAAGTATTTCCACAATATAAAGCAGCACGTAAGAAAACAAGAGATAAATCATCTGTTGATTGGGATGAAGTATTTCGTATTACTTCTATGGTACGTGAAGAAATACGAGAAAACTTTCCATATAAAGTTATGCATATCGAAGGTTGTGAAGCAGATGACTGCATTGCACAGCTTGTAGAAGAAACACAAGAGTTCGGTAAGTATGAAGAAGTCATGATTGTATCAAGCGATAAAGACTTTGCACAGCTACAGCGTTATCCAAATGTCAAACAATACTCACCAATGGGTAAGAAATTTATTGTAGAAAAGAATCCTCGTACTACGCTACAAGAACACATTCTACAAGGCGACACATCAGATGGTGTGCCAAATGTACTATCACCAGATAATACATTCACAGATGGTCTACGACAAACACCACTTCGCAAGAAGTTACGTGAACAACTAGTCGAAGATCCAAGGTCTCAAGGAGACGAAATATATCGTAACTACTTACGTAACAAAAAGATGATAGATCTACGAGAATGTCCAGATACAGTAAAAACTGGTATTATAAATACGTTTGAAGGCCAAGATCCATATGGTAATAAAGGTAAAGTTTTTCCATACTTGGTTGCCAAACAATGCAGACTATTACTTGAAAATGTACAGGAATTTATTTAATGAAACTACCCCCAAATCCTTTAATATATGAAATATTAGAAGCGGCTAGCAAAGCCAGACTTAAAGCAGATAAAATAAAAGTTCTAAAAGATCATGATTCATGGGCTCTAAGAGATGTACTCAGAGCAACATATGATTCAAAAATAGAATTTCTCATTCCGGATGGTGAACCTCCATATACGCCGAATAAGCCAGAGAGTGCACCATCAAACTTACTTAGAAAAAATGTAGACTTTAAATATATTGTAAAAGGCGGTATTCGCGAAGATATGCCAGCCTTTAAACGAGAAAAGATTTACATTGGTTTATTAGAATCTATTCACCCCAAAGACGCAAAGGTTGTAATTAATATGGTAAACAGAAAAAGACCAGCACCTGGTATTACAGAAAATATTGTTAAGGAGGCATTCCCCAGTTTATTTAAATAAAATGTTCATCAATTCAATCTAATTTTAACGGGCCGTATCACTTTAGTGAATATGGCCTTTTTTACTTTAAGGAACACGTATGAAGAGACCAGTATCGCAAGTAGAACGTATGAAATATAAATCAAGATTTTACAAAAGATATGAGAGGAAATGTATGAAGGATGGAAAGCAAAGAAAGTCAATGGAAGCAAAGGAAGATAAAAACATGTTAGATGAACACATAGAAGAAGTGAAGGAAGAAATGTGGAATTGGTGAAATTAACCGTGTACATATCTTTTCAGCTGTGTTATAATAAGCTAAAGGAGTTTAGTTATGAATATATTTGTATTAGATAAAAACCCAATCAAGGCTGCTCAGCTGCAATGCGATAAGCATGTGGTCAAGATGATTGTGGAATCAGCACAGATGTTGTCAACTGTACATCGTATGGTTGACGGCACGATGGAACGCAGACCATCAAAGTCAGGTAGTATGTTACAGTATTACAAACATCCGAATGATAATCTAGAACATACATTATATAAGGCATGTCATTTCAATCATCCATCTACTGTATGGACACGTGAATCGATACAAAACTATATATGGCATTATGATCATTTCTATGCATTGTGTCTCGAATACACATATCGTTATGACAAAGTTCATTCAACTCAAACTAAACTAGGTGAAGTCTTATCAATTCCACCTACAAATATTCCTAATATAGGTCGGACACCATTTAAGCTTGCTATGGCAAACTTTCCTGAATGTATAGTAGAAGATCCAGTACAATCATATCGTAACTTCTATCAAACAAAACAAGAAAGGTTTAAAATGGTATGGACCGATCGACCAGTTCCGGAGTGGTTCAATGAATTACGTAGTGCATGATAGACCAATAATAATATCTGAAAGTCTATTTACTAGAGCCTGTGATCATGGCTTTAATATGGTTGATATTGAAGATGACATATTGGTTGATATATACTTTATCGATGAGAACGGTGAAGGCGGTGGCACTATTGATACACGTGAAGAAGATGATAATACTATTATAATTGAAATCAATAAACATCAAGGTGTAAATAATATACTGATGACATTGTTTCATGAAATAAAACATGTTGAACAGATTTCATGTGGAGATCTAAAAGAAAGCATATATAAAGGTGAAGATACTAAAACATATGAATATGATGCACGACCTCATGAACAGGATGCATGGGAATTTGAGAAGATTGCAATGATAACATTCTTAGAAACAGTCGGAGAAATGGGTAATGCCTAGCTATACACTACGAAATATTAAGACTAAAAAAGAGCGAGACGTGTTTTGCTCTTGGACTGAATTACAAGATCTTTTAAAAGAAGATCCAAATCTTATTCAAAAAGTTACTGCACCTAAAATAGTATCAGGCGTCGGTAGTTTATTGAGTAAGACAGATGATGGTTGGAAAGACCACTTGAAAGAAATCAAAAAAGGCAGCGGGCGTGATAATACCATCAAGGTTTAACCTTGCAGAATTTGTTAATGATATAGTATTTAGACCGTATCCTCAAGATAATCCTACTCATCAGGCCTGGCCGAACTGGGATAATGATTATAGATGGCCTGAAAAGTATCAAGAATTATATGAATATATAGAAGAGAAAACATATCCTTATGATGTGCCTATTGCTCATTTCTGGTTTAAAAGATATGAAGCTGGTCAGTGGAGCGGATTACATCAAGAGAAGTTTTTACCGTGGATAGAAGAAGATAATAAAAAATGGTGGACTACTATTGTATTAGTAGAAAAAACCGATGATTTAGTAGGCGGCGAAACAGTAATTGCAGGTGATTCGATTGAAGGAATACGAGATAAATTAGTTGTTTTACGTCTTGAAAATATAGGTGATAGTATGTCATGGCATAGTGAAACCTTTCACGGATTAGCAGAAGTTACACAGGGACGAAGAACTGTTCTTGTAGTTAATAAACCAGAAAAGATATAATGTTTATACATGAAAAAATAGAGATTGGTTATGAAGATCTTGAAGTAGAGAATGGTGAAAACGGTAGACGATACCTGTCGCCAGATGGTCATAAGTTTCCTAGTATTACAACAGTACTTGGTGTATTAAGTCGAGCTAGTATTGCTGCATGGCGCGCCCGCGTGGGTGAGGAAGAAGCAAATAAAGTTTCTCATCGAGCATCTACTCGCGGTACAGCTGTACATGACATCGTTGAAAAGTATTTAGATAACGAAGAACTACCAGATGTCTTGCCACACATTACAGCAAGTCTCAATAACCTTAAACCAAGTTTAAATCGTATTGGTAGGATATTCGCACAAGAATCTCCACTATATAGTAGACATCTTGGTGTAGCTGGTCGTGTTGACTGTGTTGGTGAATTTGATGGTGTGCCAAGCATTATAGATTTTAAAACGAGTAAGAAGATTAAAAAGAAAGAATGGATATCAAGTTACTTCATGCAGGCTGCAGCATATGCAATCATGTGGGAAGAACGAACTGGTATGCCAATCACAAACCTAGTAATAATAATGGACGTAGATAATGAAAGCCCTCAAACATTTGTCGAACATCGTGATAACTGGACCGAGAAGTTATTTGAGACGATTGAGCTATATCATAAAGAACAACGACAGCGTCCTCTTTAAATATTTCAGTAGAATATGCATAGCTATGTCTGTGTTATTCAACGTAATATTAGGTGGACCAAGTAACATGACATTCTCAGCACGTAATCATCAGTGGCGCATTGATGATAAAGCTAATGTATGCAGCATCATAGACTTGTTTTTCTTCTTTGATCCCGAGCACTGTAGAAAGTCTTGGGCATATTGGAGACTTAGAAAGCATACAACTGATAGCGCTAATGCTGCTATTGATATTCTCAAAGAGACAAGGAAGGGTTTGTAATGGTATCTATGTTTAAATGGGATATTCAGCCATATGTAGGTGCATGGTCTGTACATGATTTGATGTTAAAAAATCATCGTGATTTTGTCCAAGGATTATGGAAAGAAAAAGAATGGGATTTTACAGAGCTCAAACACGATTACTTTAAACTATATAAGCAATGGATGTTTGAACCACATCCAAGAATACAAGGCACTGATTGGTATTCCGAACCGTGTTTTACTCAAGGAACAACTGAATCATTTAATCTATTCTATATTCGATATAGTGATAAAAGATTACGAATAGCAAGAGGTGAATACTTCTATCATAATATGATTGGTAAGTTATATGATAAACCATTTGCATTTCTTGATGAAGATGATTTGCAAGAAGGTGATGCAGTAGTATTGAGTGTACCATTCTCTGATACAGGCAATGTACCATATTATCTTGAAGAGATATTAACTGAATGTGATCT